GAATCGAGAAAACCGGCACACGTACTACCGCAAACGTTGCCCTAGTGATACAAAACGGCCGTTTTCGGCGGATTCGGTCGTAGCGTTTGGAGAATCGCTGAAAACCCTTGCAGCGCAACGAGTTTCGGTTATTGACAATAGCTACCAATAGGAACAATCGCTGAAAACCCTTGCAGCGCAAATGATCTCGGGAAATCGCTCAAATACACTGCAGCGCAAGGAGTCTCGGGATTTTGGTACAGCCATACCTGAGGAAAACACGTTTTCCGCAGGGTTGTGACAGTTGCCATTACATCCGGTCACAATTCTGCGTGAGCGTCTGTACTACAGGGTCAAACCCGTTGCAGCACAATGGGTTTGGGCGATAAGCAGTACCTAGACTGTGTAAGTAGTACATGATTTCTTTAGTACATGGCCGAACAGATTGCCGATATTTATGCAGCCATCCAGCGCGAAAAAACGAGTTGGCTGCGCGAAAAGTTCTACCCTGGGTTAACTGAGCACGAGATCCAGCAGCGCATTCGCCTCGCCTGCGCTGGGCCCGGTCAGGAGGTGCGGCTGTGGAGGAACAATGTGGGCACCGGATGGGCTGGCGCAGACACCGAGAAAGTCACCCCTGGCAACCTGAAGCAGCTCCTGCGAGACCTGGCGCCACGTGGCGATGCACCGTTGCGGCCAGGAGATGTGATCATTCGACAGGCCAGGCCGCTGCGCTCTGGCCTCTGCCCCGGCTCCGCGGATTTGATCGGCTACGCCCCGATCACCATCACCCCCGAGATGGTCGGGATGCGCCTGGCGGTGTTTGCCGCCGTGGAGGTGAAGCGCCCCGAGGGGCGAGCCACCCCACAGCAGCTGCAATGGCTCGGGGCAGCTCGGGCAGCTGGCGGCCGTGCCGGGATCGCCACCAGCGTGGATGAGGCAGGACTGATCCTCCGCCCCCCTGGCATCGGTGGCTGATGGTGCTATGGTTTCTATGTGGTTTCACTAGCACCCTGGATGCCCCCCGATGATCCGTTCACCCCCGAGCAGCTGGCTGCCTTGGCCAGGCCGCTTGATCGCGCTCGCGTTAAAACCCGCAAGCAATCGGGAAAAACTCTCAGTTACATCGAAGGGTGGCACGCGATCGCTGAAGCCAACCGCATCTTTGGCTTTGGGGCCTGGGATCGCGAGACCCTTGAAACTCGCTGCGTCAGCGAGCGGGAGCGAACCATTGGAGAGGCCAAGAAGCCCGGCTGGGGCGTGACCTACACCGCCCGCGTTCGCGTCCGCGTCGGCGCCATCGTCCGCGATGGCTGCGGCGCCGGCCACGGCATTGACGTGGATCTGGGCCAAGCCCACGAATCAGCCTTAAAGGAGGCTGAGACCGACGCCATGAAGCGGGCCTTGATGACGTTTGGGAACCCCTTCGGGCTAGCCCTTTACGACAAGCAGCAACGCGAAGTTGCTGAATCTGAGCCCGAGCCGGAACCAGATCGGAACCTCCTTGTGATGCAGGCTGATCAGGCTTGCATGAAGAGTGAGCTAACGGCTGACGGAATCACCGCCCTTTGCCAGGAGCTGACAGGCGGACTTGGATCAGTTCTGGCCGAGCTGCCCCTTGATCTTCTCCAGCGACTGGCGCAGCACGGCGCAAGCCAAGCCACTGTTACCCGTTGCAACCAAGCCGGCCAAGCGCTGGCAAACGAATTCAACCCAAACTCTTAACCCTCCCATGAATCAAATCATCCTTATCGGACGCACTGGAAAAGATCCAGAAGTTAAGTATTTGGATGGCGGAAAGGTTGTTGCCAACCTTACGCTTGCCGTCAACTCGTTTAAACGGGAAGATCCCCCCGAATGGTTTAATCTCGAAATGTGGGGGAAGACTGCTGAAATCGCGGCAGACTGGGTTAAGAGAGGAGATCAGATCTGCGTTACTGGCAGTATTGTGACCCAGAAATGGACCGATCGCCAAACCGGCGAAGAACGATCAAAGCCGGTTGTCAAAGTCAACAGCCTTGAATTACTCGGCAGCAAACGCGACCGCGAGCTTGGCGACGGCGCAGCGCAGCCCGCCAGCCGTCCCGCTGCTCGACCGCAGCAGTCACCATCGCAGCGGCGTGCCGTTGCCGATGGGCCGATCTGAGGCGCCAACCATGCCAGCCCCCGACTTCTACGCCATGGCAGCCCGTGCTGCGTATTCTCTGCCGCCAGAGTGGCAACCGCGAAAATATCGCAGCTGTGGACCGATCGGCATTGAGCTGATCGGCGCCGAACCGATCGGCACCTACAGAAGTGGCCGCTACAAGGGCAGGCCCAAGTTTCCGCCAGAGCAGCAAATGCGACAGGTGTTTGTCTCCAGGGAGCAGATCGAACAGGCCAAAGATGACTGGCAACAAGCAACCGGCTTGTGCACCCGCTGCGGCGGCGATGGCCAGATGGTCACCAGAATCGACAGCTCCGGCCCCATCGGGCACAAGCCCTGCGACGCCTGCAGCGGCACCGGCCAGGCGGTGGCGCCATGACCCGCAACATCACCCGAGAACTGGAGCAGGACCGCGCCGACTCCCGTCGCCTGCTGCGGTGCCGCCTGCTGAGTTACGGCATCCCCTGCCTGGTGATCCTCCTGCTCGTTGGCGGCTGGCTCTGGCAGGTCCACCACCCCGACCCCAGCGACTCGTTTCCCGAGTTGCGCCGATCCTCTGGCGGGGAGGCGCAGCTGTGATCAGCTGTAGCAGCTGCTCCAGCGCCATCCCAGATCCCGCTGAGCGGTGGCCCGACGATCACGGCGGGACCTTGTGCCAAGAGTGCTGGGAGTCGGATTGCTCGCGGTCCTGGTGGGTGATGGTGCGAGCCCTGGGGAATGTTGGCCTGCTCGATCCGTGCGTGGATTTGCCAGCAGAGGAGGTGCAGCCGTGAGCCCCATTACCTGGGAGCAGCACCACGATTCCCCGGATGCATGGTGCGTTTACTACGGCGAGGCTGTGTGTATTGCTGCCGTCGCGCCCCAGCCTGACGCCGACGGCTACTGGCAGGGTGTCGTGAGGCCGCGGCCCGATGGCCCCTACCCGGGGATCAGGATCGACCGCTGCCCCAGCCGCGATCGGGCCATGGGCGTGGTTAGCCGCGAGCTGATGCGCCACTGGCCAGAGGCTGTCAACGCAGAGCACCCGCCAGGGGATGGAGGTGGGGCGTGATGATCTCCATCGCCACTCTCCGTCAGCCAGGTTCTGCCGGTTTTACCAGGGACCGGGCGATGCTCGATCTACTGCAGCTGGCTGAGCTGAACAGGGCTCCAGGCCAGGTCACAACACGCGAGCTACGACTCCTATGGCGCTGCAGCCAGTCCCAGGTTTCGCGCCGTCTGGCCGCGATCAACGAGCTTCCTGGCTGGCGGGTTCAATGGCAGCAAGGTCGCACAGCAGAGGCCTGGATCGGACCGACGATTCCGCCAGCTAAAGAGCTACCACCAAGCCATCGCCAGAGGTGGGAGCGATTGCGTTTGGCATGGGCGGGAGGTGCGGCGCGAGTGATCCCGTCAACCACCCAGACCACTACACGGCCGGCCCCGTCGAAGTCATCGACATTTTGGAGCAGGCTGTAGCCAACGCCCCGAGTGCAGTTCTGGCCGGCCTGCAGTGGCAGGTACTCAAGTATCTGTTACGGATGTGGCTGAAAGGTAACCCAACACAAGACGCGCAAAAGGCCAGATGGTATCTAGATCGGCTAATTATTAAGTTGCAGCAAACAACCGACACCAACACACCATGACCACCCCAACCCCCGCCGATCGCCTGGCGCTGACTATTTGCTCGGCTAGCAACATTTTCCCTGACACGCCTATTTGCGCCACTCCCTGTGGCCAATGCCGCCGCATCAGCCAGGCCCATGCTCGTGAGCTGGCCGCCATCCTGCGGGAGCGGCACGGCGGCAGCTCAACGACCGCCGATTGGCTGGACGGCATCGGCGAACATCCACCCACCGAGAAGACCCCATGAACACATTCCGCACCCTGTGCGCTGAGCTTGCGGACATTGTTACGGCTCATTGCAATCCAGATGACTATGCGGTCAGTGACTGCGCTGCTTTATTGGCCCGCGCCCGCGCCGAGCTGGCCAAGCCGGAGCCGGAGTTCACCGTCGAGGAGGTGGAGATGATCCAGGCGCCGTGGTCTTACTTGGCGCCGGCTGGACCGACCCGCGACGAGCTTCGAGCCATGGCCTTCGAGTTTGCCGCCCGCAAGCCGGAGGAGTTTGCCCGCGCCGTCCTCGCCCGCTGGGGCCGGCCTGCTACCGATCCCACCCCGGTGAGCGAGCAGCCATGGGAGCGCGAAGGGTGGTGCGATGCGCAGGGCACATGTTGGATGTGGCATCCAACTAACTTCCACTACTGCTTATGCCGTCCTGATCCGTCGGTGCATACCCATTCGCTCCCCCACTGGGTCCTCCCGCTGCCCATCCCCGCGGAGGCGGGAGAGCTAAGCCCCAGGGAAGTCGAAGCACAGGAAGCATTTACAGAAATGCGAGATGAAATACTGAGTCGTTCGGACGGCTTAGGCGTAAACGAAGTTCTAAGCATTATTGACAACTTCACGCCAGGTTGGGTGTGAAAACCAGTATCCGACCCAACCCAATGAAACTCACCTGCTCCCAATCCGACTTCAACGATGACAACCCACCAAATAACATGGTTAGCGATGGGCGCAATCCCAACTGGGATTCTACATGCTTTTCCTGTACGCATCTTAGGCTAGCCAGTGACAGTCCAGTGCATGGGTGGTGCCAGCATCCTGGAAACCGCGTTCCTCCTCTATCTGGTTGGCCCAACGGATTTACCCCCAGCGTTTCCATTACCGGTGGATGCGATTTGTATTCCGAGAAAACCCCATGAAACTCACCTGCTCCCAGGCCGAACTCAACCAGGCCATGGCCCTGGTAAGCCGCGCCATCTCAAGCCGCCCCTCCCATCCAATTTTGAGCACCGTCCTGCTGCAGGCCGATGCCACCACGGGGCAGCTCACCCTCACCGGCTACGACCTCGCCCTGGCGCTCCAGGCCACCATCCCCGCCAGCGTGGAGACCAGCGGGACCACCGCCCTGCCGGCGCACCTGCTGGGGGGCATCGTGGCCCGCCTGGCCAACGACAGCCCGATCACCCTTCACGCCGCCACGGAGCAGCCCACCATCACCAGCCTCACCGGCAGCTACCAGCTGTCGGCGGCCGATCCAAAAGACTACCCGGACCTGCCTGCCGCGACTGGCGACTCACTGAGCGTTGACACTGACGCACTGGCCCGGGCGATCCGGGCGACGGCATTCTGCGCCAGTTCTGACGAGAGCAAGAAGATCCTCACCGGCGTGTACCTGCTGCTCTCCAGCCATGGCCTTGAATGCGCCGCGACCGATGGCCACCGCTTGGCGGTGTTTGTCGTGACCGACGACGGCGAAACCGCCAGCACCGGTCAACCGGGGATCACCATCCCCGCTCGCAGCATTCGCGACCTGGAGCGGTTGATCAGCAGCACTTCTGGCGTGCCGGTGACCCTGTGTCACCACGGCGGGCAGCTGGTGGCCACCTGCGGCGATCAGCGGTTGATCAGCCGCACGCTTGACGGCACCTATCCAAACTACCACCAGCTGATCCCCCCATCCTTCAGCCGCAGCCTCAAGCTCGACCGCCGCGGTTTCTCCCAGGCCCTGGAGCGGGTGGCGGTGCTGGCCGATCAGCAAAACAACGTCGTCAAGCTGCGCAGCGATCCCGAGGCCGGCGCCGTCACGATCCTTGCCGACGCCAAAGACGTGG